GAACTTTATATGTGTTAATTGCTTGTTGAATACTTTTGTTTTGGAGATTCGGAACTTTTTCAAATTCGTTGATAAATTCCAACATTATAACAAACAATCTTTTGAGGTTGGGATCATCAAAATATTCAATGGCTAGTTTAGGTATTGTTCTTTCTGCAAATTCGGGTTCAACTAATAACTGCCACATTAATTTTTGTTGAAACTCATGACCCAAATATGCACTAAATGTGTTGTCAATAATTTCACTCATTTGATAAAAATATATGATTATTATGAATTAATTATAAAATATTAGTTCTAAATTCTAAATTTAGATATAAAATGTATAATCTATAATTAATTCATAAATTTGGTTTAATAACTTAAAAATATTTTTTTTAAAAATTAATTTAATTTCATCGATTTGAGAATCTCAGTCCTTTTATAACTATTAAATTCTCGAATCTGATTAATATTAAATCCCTTAATATTTATTAAATCATAATCATCCCACATATTTCTTATATCATCCTTTTTAATTTGATTAAAAATAGCTTCTGTAATATCTTCCATAGCTTCTTTTAATTCAATAGACAATCTTGATACTGGATTAAACCTATCAACATAAAATACTCGTTCTACGATTGGTTTATCATTAATATAAAAACCTATTTTACATTCAACACCCTTAATAGTTTTTTCATCTATTTGTTGAACTACCGTTTGAGGATTATAGACCATATCATTCTGATATCTTTTAGGATAAGAATTTATTTTTTTAGAATAATATTCATATAAATCATATGATTTATTATAACCTACTTCTAATAATGTATCATATTTCTTTTTAGATAATACATTTTGCAATTTTGAAATTGCAACTGGTAAAATACTTCTAATATTTATTGAATATCTTGTTAAAGGATTAAAAAGGTTAGCATTAATAGTGTTTTCATAAAAAAGATTATTTTCTTGGAATAAAGAAAATTTAAATAGGTTACTACCATCTTTATCACTCATAAAGTTTTATTTATTTAAATAAAATTATTTTTATTGGTACTACAAAATTAGTAAATTTATTTAATATATCTATTATTAAATTAAATTTTATTTTTAAAATTATTTTTTGTTAAGTTTATAATACTCCGTAAGTAATTGTTTTTCATTCATTATAACAGTATAAAATGGTTGAACAAAATCGACAAATGTTCCTTTATATATTGTTAAAAATTCATCCTCAATCATTAATTTATATAAATTTTTAGCACCCCTATTATCTGGAGATAATGGCATCTCCAATTGTTTAAGCTCTTCAATAGCTTGTTCATTTAACATTGGTTCAGATAAATTCATCAATTTATAATTAAGTTTCAATCTTTCTGTATTTTTTAATAAATTCTCAAATACTTTTAATGGTTTTAATTTGTTTTTAACTCGTTCTTTATTAATCACATTAGCTTTCTGACATATCTCTTTTACTGTCATTGGTCTATATTGTAAATCTGGAAAATGTTTTAATAATGTAGTGTCTTTTATTCCATCAATACCTTTAATATTATCAGAATTATCTCCACATATAACTTTCATCGTTAAGGCATTACTATAATCGTACCCAAAATTCATTAGAAAATTAAACTTATCTATAACTTCATCCTTAATATTGGCAAATATTATTTTAACATTCAAACTCAAAAGTTGTGCAAAATCACGATCAATTGTAAAAATAATTATGTCTTCATTCATATGATGATTTATACAATATTGGGCAATCAAATCATCAGATTCTGTTTCGGGGCATTCTATTTGCCGTATAAATAATTCCTCCAGATATGATTGGGTTCTTTTTATTTGTTGTAAATAAGAAATTTCTTTTTCCTTTTCAACCCTTATTTGAGTTTCTGTTAATTCTATTTTATTATACCATTCTTTATTTTTGCGATTGGCTTTATAGTCGTTATAAAGCGTATAACGCATTTTACCACCGTTCTGTCCGTCAAAAAAACAAATGCATTTATTAATTTTATGTAAACCAATTAATTTGCGTAATGTGGTTATAAATTGATATAATCCACCAATATGACCAGAATTTGTATATACATCCTTTGCACCATTAAATGAACGCTTCATTAAATATGAGCCATCAACTGCTAATGTTCTATTTTTCATAAATTAAATTTTGTTTTAGTTATTGGGGAAGAATTCTTCTAACCAGCGATTTCTTACTACTATTGTATATACTGTTTTACAATTAATTCTAAATTCTGATCTGTTTTTAAATTTTTTTGTTTCTTCTAAACACCTATCTTTAGTCCAATATCCGTTTGGTTTATATTTATTTTCAGGGAAAAATTCATTTAACCAATTATTTGTCCTACTTTTTAAATAGACACTTTCATTAGATAAAAATAATTCTCGCTTAGTTTTAAAATTCAACGATATTTTTTTACAATACTCATAATCTAATGTATTGTTTGCTTCTCTTAATTTAGTCATATGTTTTACTACTTCCTTATAAATACCCATCCTTTGTGCTGCATCACTTGCACTATTTTTTGAAAATTCACTTACACTATTATAATTTTTAGCGACATTAAAACACATTTCCTTTGTCCATTTTATTACTTTTTGTTTCATATGTGTACATATTTCATTAATCCATTTATGTCTTAATGCAGCATTATAAATATTAGGTGATTTATCTCTAAAATCTTTTTTAGACATATGTTTTAAAGCCTCATTTTTACATATATCAAAGCTATATTTTATTTTGGACGTACCAATTTCCCCACCTTTAGTAGTATTTAATAAAATCCAACCACTTTTTCTATAAAACTCTATATAAAATTTTTCTTTTTTTTGTGCATCATCAATAAATATATAATCTGTTAATAATTTAGATATTGGTAATGTATTGGTTTTAATAATATGTTGTGCAACTGGTGATAATTTTTTCTTATTTAAACATAAATGTGTTACATTTCTTTTATTGAAATTATATGTTAAACCAACATATACATTTTTATCTATAAATTCGTAACAATATATCAATCTTTTCTTTAAATTACCTATTTTTTGCATATGAGAACATACTTCATCAATAAAACCAGATTTTAACGATTTTTGATAAGCATTTGGAAATCTTTTTTGGAATTCTGTTCTTGTTTTACATTGTTTAGAATAAATTTTACAATTATCAATAGTCCAATATTCTTTAGATTTTCTAAGACTAATCATATTTTTTTTTATTTTATCCAAAATACCAAATCTTCTTATATTATTATATAATGAAAGAGAATAGTTTCTTAATTCTTTCATTGTCTTAAACTGTGAAGAAATTTTAAAACAAGTATCAATATTATATTTTAATGTTGGTAAATCTTTTAATTTAAAAAATTCACATAATTCATGATAAAAATTATTTCTATACGAATATTTATATTCAGAATAAAATTTAGTTTTAAACTCCCATTTAAACGTACATTTAGATGCGGCATTAAAACATTTTTCTCTAGTATTTTTAAAATTTTTCATTATAATTAAAAAAAAATAGGTTGCTTATTAAAGCAACCCTAATAATTTTTATTAAATTTCTATTTCCTCATTTTCTGGAATTATTTTATAATTCTTTAAAGAAAATTCGTTTTCTTCACTATTATCTTCACTAAATGAAACACTATTAGCATCTGCATCACCACCAAGTAATTCCATAAACATTTGCGAATGATCTTTAAAATATTGTTTAGCAACTACATCTTTAGGAGAATCTTCAATAAAACCATGTGGTGTTGATACTATTTTAGATGTTAATGAAATTCCAGTTATGTGATTTTTCGCCACACTTACTTTTGTTCTAGTTGCATATGTAACGTCTTTAGTGTTTTTCACTGCCTTTAAACGAGAAACTCCAGAATTGGTAACATTTCCAAATACTATCTGAATAGTCGAATCTTTATGAATAGTATCACCACCTCTTGCAGCTAATTTTGGTAAACCTACTGGAGAATCTGGTTTTCTAACCCATACTTGGTTTATTACGATCATCCAATTATCATACAAATAATTATCTTTTTTACATAGGTTGATCCTGGGTATCAATGACTTACCCCATACCCGACTCATAGCACCCGCATCCCACTCATTGTTCTGTTTGTTGCTAGTGTAACTTAGGTTTGATTGAATTGTTCCAATACTATCAACAATAAAACATAAATCTCTAGGTAATTTACCACTACTTTGATAATCTAAAATTTGGTTAATTTTTTCACCCATTTCTTCAATAGTATTAAATTGAGATCTATCAACATATAAAAAATCTCCTGTATATGTTATTTCACCAGTATTTTCATCTATTTCTTCTTCATATTTAAATCCCATTAATTTTAAATGTTCCCAAGAAAATTTCAATTCTGTTATAATAAAAACAGGTAAAACACCATTTTGTTGTGCAGAATATGCAATCTCCCATGCTAGACAACTTTTTCCAGTATCAGTATGACCAATCAGATGTATACACTCATTTGCAGGGAAACCATTAACAAAACCAATTGCATCACAAAAAGATGTGTTTCCCAATACATTTTTTATTGGTAGCCATTTTCTTTTTTTAAATTTAACTGATTTATCTAATTTATTTTCCTTCTTAAAATCATCCAAACTAAATGATTTCTTAACGGTAGGTTTTCGTTCCTTATCATTAATAGGAACTTCATTTGTTTCTATTTTTTTTGCCATAAAATATATTATTTTAAATTATTTAATAATAATGTGATAAAGGGGATCGTAAAATTATAGTTATAAGTTTACAATCCCCCAAAAATGATTTGTTTTTAGATTAAATTAAAAAGGTAAATCGTCCCATTCTTCATGTTGTTCATCAGAATCTGAAGATTGATCATTATCTGCAATATCAATATTATCTCCCAATTCTTCACCATCATTATCAGTCTCATCATCTACTTCAATAGTAGTTGTTGTTTTAACTTCTGTTTTAATAGTTTTACCCATTTCAACAGAATCATCTTTAAATGTTCCAACTTTAGATTCAGTAATGTTGTTGATAGTTACTGAAGGTTCATCATCAACATCTGATGCATAAGTAAATGTAGTTGTTTCTTCGGCATCAGCATCCAAATTTTGATTTCTTGTATTTGCTTTTTCTTCCAAATCAGGACGACCTGGGAATACCCAATGTTTATTAGAACTATTAGTATCATCCCAATATGGGTTACTACCATTTGCAACCATTTCAAGGTATTCAAATGATGTCATATTTGGTGCTTCTTGTGGTGGAAAAAGATCTCTCCAAGAAATTTTATCATTCAACCATTGTCTTACAATTGCTTCATCTTGATGAAGTGGAGAATTGTTTTTGGCTTCAAACGAACTTACTTCTTTGTAAGTACTTCCCTTTTTTAA